GTTGTGCTCAGCCCGCCCAGGTCCAGTGCGCCGGCGGAGTCGTTGCCGATCAGGCCGCCCTCCACCGTCACGATCTCGGTGCTGGCCGTCACCTCGAAGCGCTGCTCGATCAGGTTGCCCGGCACCCAGCTCCCGGCCCTGCTGCCGTAGTCCTGAGTGAACTCACCCGACAGCAGCGGCGTGTCGCCCTGGTAGACGTCACCCACCGCGATGCTGCCGATCTGCCCATCGCTCAGCACCAGCTCATAACTGGCGGTGACCTGGTTGGCGGTGTCGTTGGAGAAGCGGCACAGCACCGCCGGCGGGCTGATCATCACGCCGCCCGCGCCATCCATCCGCCGCCCGAACACGATCGGGATGGCATTGCCCAGCTCGATGCCGCTTTGCTGGCCGTTCAAATCACCCCGCACCACGAGCTGATCATTCCGCAGGATCTGCCGGCGCTGCGCCGCAAGGGTGGGGATGGCGAGGGTCTGGCTCATGTCAGAAGCGGCAGGGAGTGCCGACCAGATCGGAGGTGAATCGTCGCGGCGGCACCTGGCTGCCGAGGGGTGCCAGGGCTGATCCGAGCTCCATGGTCACGGTGGAATCGAAATCCGAGCCACCACCCACCACCTCACCGATGAACGACCACAGCACCGTCTGCCCAGCCGGCGGGGACGTGGGGCCGGTCTCGGCGGTGAATCGGTAGATGGTGAGCTGCGCCAGGTACCCATTGGCGATGCCCTGCTCAATCACTTCTACCGCTGAAGTGATCGCCGGCAGGGTGACGGTCAGACTCGAGAAGTCGGCTGATCGATCGGCCGTGATGTCGCCGAGCTTGAAATCCAGGTACTGATGCGGCACCCCGGCATTCGTGATCGGCGCGCCTTGGTAGTAGTTCTGCACTGCCCAGTAGGTGGTGCTGCCGCTGTAGATCCGCAGGAAGGCAGGGTGGTGCAGGCTGCTCATCCGATCCCCACCTGCCGCCTGAAGGTCGGCTGCTGGAGCAGCTTGACAACCTGATTCACCGCGTCGCTGGAGGCCTTGGCGGCCAGTTGCTCAGCCGCGCCGAGGCTCACGTAGTCGCCATCGCTGCGGCGCTCCACGCGATCGATGCGGAGGTTCTGCTTCACCTCCACCCGGCCGAGGCTTTCAACCCTAGTGCTGCCCATGCCCGCCAACGGGTTAGCCGTGCGCGGCCCGAACGCCACGGCGCCGCTGCCGGTTGCGCGCTGTGCCTCGCGGCGCTGCACCAACAGGCCATTCATCGGCGAGAAGCTGGCGCGGATGCCCTGCTGTCTGAGCGCCGCCAGCTGCTGCAGGTTGGAGGTGAACCCACGGGTGGGGGCTAATGCACCGATGCTCATCTGATCGGTCCAGCTGCGCAGCGCCTGCTCACCCCGGCGGCCGGCGACGATGTTGTTCGCGAAGCTGGCGGCCTTGCTCTGCGGCACCACGTATTCAGGCTCGCCGCCCTCGCCGATCATCGCCAGGGTGGGGCGCTTCACGAAGCCACCGGTGGCGAACTGGGGGACGTTGAGCTGAGGGACGAACGAGATATCCGGGCCAGGAAGCCGGTTGAACTGCGAAATCAGGCCATTGATTCCGCGCGCGACGCTGTTGATTCCGCCAGCAACGCCCTGGAGGAAGCCGTTGAACACGCCACGGATCCCATTGATGATCCCGTCCCACACACCTCCGATGGTGTTGCCTGCTGCCGTCAGCGCGTTCGGGATGAATTCCATCACCGATGTCCAGGCGCTGCGAATGGGCGCCGCCACGTAGGCATCGAAGCCGGCGCCGATGGTGGTGAATGCTTGCTTGGCGATCTGCCAGGCGGCATCAAGCCCGGCTTTCACTTCACCAGGCAGCCATAGCAGGAAAGCGGCGATTGGCTTGCGGAATGCAGCCGCCATGGCCGCCACCGCAGCAACGGCCAGCACCGTCCAGCCAACCGGACCAGAGAAGAATGCAATCAGCGCGGGGCCGATGGTGCCGGTGAGGAAGGCAAGGAGGCCGGTGAAGGCGGCAGTTATCGCCGGTATAGCCGAAAGTATGCCGCCAGCAAACTTAATTGCTTGCAACGCTGTAATTGCCAGAACAATTCCGTTGATAATTGGAGCCAGCGGACTTGCAGCAACCGTTAAAATTCCAAACGCTGCAGCGACAAGCCGCAACGGGCCCGGGAGAAACGCAAGTATTTTTAATGCCGCTGTCCAACGGGTTAAAACTATCAGCGAAAAAATGCCGCCAACGGTTGACGCTATTATTCCAAACAAAGCCACGACAGGGCTCAGCACAACTTTCAAGCCAACTAATTGAGCAACAAAAGTAATCAGTCCTTGCGCTCCTCTTGTCATGCTTGCCAAGCCGTTGAACAGCGCCGTAAGAGCAGGCAGAACTGCATTTATCACAGGAAGCAAAGCATCGCCAAAAGCAATCTTTAATTGATTAATGCTGTTTGTAAATAGCACCATTTGATTGGCTACGGTCTTTGCTCTGGTCTCGTATTCTCGTGTCACAGAACCAGCCGCAGCCGTTTTATCTGTAGCCAGGCCCAGCACTCGCTGCAGTTCATCCAAGTTGCCAAGCAATGGAGCCAAGCCCCGCGCCTCTTCGCCAAACAATCCAGTGAGTACAGACAACTGCTCGCCTTTCGGCAGCGAAGAAATCTTGCCCAAAATCTCCATCAGAAATCCAGATCCATCTTTCTGTAGTCGTTCGGCAAAGCTCAGCTTCCACGCATCTGCGGCAGCTTCGGCCTGTTTCTTTTGTGCTGCCTCCGCATCTTTTTGATTTTGGCGGACTATTTCAATCTTTTGATTTTCAGATTCCTCCAATCTTTCAATCTGTTTATTCTCGACTTTTTCCGCTTCTTTAAGTCGCCGCTTATTGGCTTCATCTTCTGCCTCTTGCCGCGACTGCAATCCTTCAATTACTCGTTGTTGTTTGTCTCGATCGGCCCGGCGAAGTAGCTTCTGCTCCTCACGCTGCGCCCGGTCGAGGTCTTCACGCTTGGTTTCATAGTAATCCTCAAGCGCTTGCATCTCTTGCTGCTTGGCGTCGCGGTACCTCTTTCGGATGGCGTCCTGCTCGGCTTCTGCCAGGGCATCGGTGCGTCCCTTGAATCTGGCCAGTTCTAGCTTGAGGCTTGCGTCGTAGCGGTCGTCTAGGGCCTGCTGGTCGCGTTCCTGGTCGCGCTGCAGCGCCTTGCTGGCTTGACGGCCGGCCTGCGCCATTGCCTCGTCCCTGGCATCGCGCTCATCCTCCCACTGGTCTTCAAGCTGCTGCTTTACCTGCCGGTAACGTCGATCAATTTCACGAGACATCTTGTCAGTCTCATTGCGCAAGATCGCCAGCCGCTGATCCGATTCATTGCGAGCGACAGACAACCGGTTACGGCTCTGAACCTCTGCTTCCCTGGTGTAATCCTGCGTCGCCACCACAGCAGGCTGGAAGGCATAGCCCAGCCGCTCAAGTGCGGTGGTCTGCCTTTCGGTCATGTTGGTGCCCGCAGAGAGCGCCCTAAGCATGATGTTGAACGAAGTGGCCGCCACCTCTGTCTGCACACCAGCCTGAATCATTGCCGCGCCAAAGGCGCTGGTCTCTTCACCGCTCAATCCTGCAATCTTTCCGGCTGCGCCCGCTCTTGCTACAAACTCAACCAGGTTGGCGGCTGATGAGCCAGTGTTATCGCTAAGATAATTCATCGAATCGGCAAGCGATTCAACTTCTTTATTGCTTAAGCTTAGCGCCGTTTTCATCTGCGCCAATGACGTCCCAGCCTCTTCGGCGGTCATGTCAAAGGCTGTTGATACCTTGCCCACCATTAAAGCGAATTCGCGCAGTTCATTTCTTGCTATTCCGCTTTGCCCTGCTGCCGCATAAATTTGCGCAAAGCCTTCCGCCGTTATTGGCATTTGGCTGGACAGATCTAGTATTTCTTTTTTGATTTGAGACAAGCCGACTGGCGTATCAAGCCCACTAACTACTTTGCGAACGTCAGCCATAGATGATTCAAAATCTATCGCGGACTTAGCGGCAAACGTTAAACTTGCAGCAACAGCGGTAATTTTTAATGCTGATTCGCGCCAAGACTTTGCTTCTTCTCGCGTGCGTCGCAGTTCTTGAGTAGTTTCACTGGCTGATGTCTTGATTCCATTCAAGCTGTCCTGCATCTGCCGGATTTCGCTGATACCGGAAACAGACGCCTTGATGCGCAGAATGGCATCCATATTCATCGCCATCAGTCCTTCCTCCGCTCTGCATTCAGCAGCTCAGCTGCGCGCCTGGCAATCACTTGCACATCCTCCACCAGCTGGCGCTTGTTTCTCACATCGTAGGCATCGGCCACCTGCAGAAGCACGCCAAGATCCAAGCCTATGTAGGAGTCGCCTCCAATCCGCCATTGATCTTGACATAGCAGAAACAGCTCCAAGGCCTGCCAATGCTTGGGCCATACCTCGCAATCCTGTGGCACAAAGTAGTCATCAGGCAGCCCTTGAATACCAAGGGCGCCGGCCTGTTCTTGCAACTTGCTTGCATCGCCGTCACCGGCAAACCAGTGTTCGGCGATGCTCAGTAGTTTTTTCTCTTGCCTGGCTCCTTCTCGGATTTGATCGAATCAAAAAAGTGCTTGATCACCTGACCGGCGACGGTGGGGATCTCGACCAACTGCGTCATGGTTGCCTCGGAGAAGGGAATTTCCTTTCCGCTGTCGTCCACAACGCCGCTCCAGCCAATGAGCAGTTCACGCGCAAGGCCTTGATCCTCAACCTCGTCAGCCTCCGCCCGGCCGCGCTCCACGTCGCGGGCCAGCTTCATGATCTCATTGATCCGCGACTGAGGAAGCCGCCTGAATTCACCATCGAAGGTGTGTGCTTCGTGCCGGCCGCCATCGGCGGGAATGATGAGCTTGATTGGCCACGTGTAAGACGTGGACTGCTTCAGAACAAAGGCCATCAGGTGAATGCAAGGGAGAGTTCGGAGGTGCCGTCGGTGGAGATCGGCATGTATGGAATCGTCATGAACTGCTGCCCGTTTCGCTCGGACAGCGACGGTTCCATGAGTTGGCAGTTGGGCTGCGTGATCGTCAGGATGCTACCGGGTGTGGTGCCATGCACAACCGAAATCGGCACCAGGGTGCCGGCCTCGAACAGGGCGTAGAAATCCTGCTCGCCGGTGCCGCTGCCAATGATCTTCGATTGGATCTCGATGCTGCCCTCGGGCACCCGGTCGCGAATGGCGAGCTGAGTGGTGCAGCCGGCATAGCTCTCGTACTCCACCGCGTTGCCCACGTTCAGTTCGAACGCAGCCATGCAGCAGGCCACGCTGTTGATGGTGACCGTAGGGGTATTGGTGGCGTTGATCTCCACCGGTGCCGCCTGATTGGCGAACGTTGCGGTAATCAGGGAGGTCTTCGTCGGGCGGCTGTAGATGCCGGTGCCTTCGATGTTGAAGATCAGGAATTCCCCGGCGGTGCCGGAGAGGGTCCAGGTGGCGCGGCAGCCGGCGACCTGGTGGAGCATGCCGTCCTGATACCAGCGCACCGTGACGGACTTCAGGGTGGACTCCAGCCCCGCCAGCGCGTACGCGACGCTCGTGGTAGCCACGATCGTTTCCGTCATGGCGCAGCTCACCAAGAAATCCCCGAACTGCGGCGCGGTGCCAGCGGTGCCAGAGCCCGATACCTGAACCTGGAAGGAGATCGTGACGCGGGGATTCGCCAGTCGCTGCCGGTCGGCGCCGTGCCATGTGCGCACTGTGTCGCGCGCCAGGCGATCGACTACCAATGGGGCGATGTCAGGGTTCCGGACGATCTCCAGCGCCTTGTAGGTCCCGGTCGCTGGGACCCCGTACGTTGTCTCCGAGGCGTATGTCAGGGCAGAGCGACGGGTCAGCATCGGCTTGAGAAGCGGTGGCCTTTGCGGCCGGATCGTTGTTCAACCATTCCGAGCCGTCGGGGCTCAGGATGAAATTGCCGCATTCCCGGGGGATCGGCGGCAATTCTGCCGGCTTGGGTGCTTTGGGCATCGTCAGGCCGTTAGGTCTGTGGTCAGAGTACGCAGGCCGACTTCATAGCTCAGCACGCAATATCCAGGCTGCCCATCACCGCTCTCGGGTTCCCATTGAACGGTCGACTGGCGAAGGGTTGTAGCCAGTCCGTTGATTGTGGCGTTGGCAAACAGCAGCGCATGCACCGAAACGCGGATCGGATCGGCGATCTTCGACACGGCGCCATCGCGGGTCAGGATCACAATCCGAACCCGCAGCATGCGATCGGTGCGGCAGGTGGTCTCGCCGGTTCGGATCTCGGTGTCGGGCTCGATCAGCAGCGCCGGGCACTCGGCCCTGATGAACGCCTCGGCGCGGTCTCGATACACACGGCCGCCCACTCCAGCCGTACTGGCCAGCGTGCTCTCCAGCGCCAGGAGGATCTGTTCGGTGATGCTTGCGGTCATGGTTCAGTGGATGAAGGCAGCAGGCTCTGGAAGTCGGCCCACGGCACCACCAGAACGGTGGCCGCCAGCTCGGTGGGCAGGTGGCCGAACACGTGACGGAAGATGCCGTAGGGCGGCAACGCCTCGGTGAGCACGTCCGCGCCAATCCCCCAGTGGGGCTCGCCATTGACGCGCACGGGCTGGAGGAAGTGCGGCCAGCCATCTGGGCGGTTCTGCTGCTGCGCGGCCATCGCCACCTCGTAGGTGGTTTCAGGCACCAGCAGGGCATGAGCTTGGGCGTCCCATCCCTCGGGGATGCCACCACCACCGGCGGCGAGGATGTCGGCGAGGGTTGTCATATCGAGAGCCCGGCGAGGGTGCTGATTAGCGTGGCAATTCGGGCCTCAAGTGCCGCAAGGTCCACTGCTTCGCCGATGGAATAAGAAGCGAAACGTGCATCCGTATATGAAGTATCGTTTGATCTGCGATACAGATTGATGTTTCCGCTTAATGGCGTCGCGGAGCTTCTGGTTACTGCGAATGACGCTTGACCTGCCCTTGCCGTGTAGCTAGTTCCTGAGCTGCGCGATGCCCCATACAGGCCCGTTGGCCTGCTGGTAGCGGTAACAATGTTGTCAACATCTGTTGAAATGTTGTTGACTCGCATAGTTGTGGTATTAGCAGTTGACGAAGCAATAATCCGCGTTCCACCTGCTGCCAATCCACCTGTTCCCAGGTAATCGGTTGTCAACGCCGCGTTGCTTGCTGCAGCGGTGACGTAAACTGAAACATGCTTATTGTCCTGTGGATCTGCTGTGTTGTTTCGGTTGCTGTCTAGCCATTTTGTTGCACCGTTTCCAATCAATCCAGTCTTCCTATTGTAGTCTGCCCCTACAAAGTTGAAGTTCGTGGGAGCGGTGCCAACCACAGGCACTAGGCACCCATTGAGCGTGCGGGCGCCACACAGGAATGGCATCGCCTTGATCTTGCTCGCTGCCTGAGAAATCACGTTGCCGCTCACGCCCAGGCAGACATCGTCCACAATGCCCTGTAGTACCACATTGAACGCATCCGTGACACCGCGCTCCAGGCCCTGCGTGTCGCCTGCCGCAACGTCGGCGGCGGTCACACGGTCCAGGTAGTCCTGCACGTACGCGGGATACAGAAGGCGGCTGCCACTCGCAGCCAGACCAGTGCGCCCCGGGAAGCCAACTCCAAACATCACGCCACCGGGATGCAGCGGAGGAACCCGTCTGCCGTGTCTCGGATCACCGTGAAGTGCGTTACCCCGGATGGAACCCGCAGGTGGAACATCGCATCCGTCGGCAGGGCCAGCACATTGGCGTCAGCCGCCACGGCAGCGGCAACATTCGACGCGCCAAACCGGATGAAGCACCGCGACGAAGCGATCAGCATCACCTCCCTTGAGGTTCCCAGCGTGCCGATGGCAACCGCCGCAGACGATGTAGACGCGATTGCCGTGCGGGTTCCTTGGGCAAGGTTGTACTCCCTGGTGCCGCTGCCAAAAGCATTGACCGCATCAATGGCGGATGGATCTGGAAAGTAGTCATAGATCAGCTCTTCCGGCGTGTTCGGCTTGAGGATCTTTACGGCATCGACAAGATCAGCCATGGTCAGGCGGCGGGTTTGGAAAGGGCAATGTCAACGAACACGCCATCATCGGCGAGTCGTATTTCTCTTACTGTATATGCCACAGAATCAACCGTGATGCTGTTCCCATACTTCAACCCACCAAACACCGAAGCGCGGCACCTGACGCTGTAGTCGGTTGAGATCTGCATGCCATCTGCCACGTACTCAGAAGGCATATCGAGGATCCCGATGCCCGACAGTGCACCCGATGCCACAGGGACGCCGAAGTCACTGAGGAACAAATCGGGATCCTCGATAATCGCCACAGGTCAGACCTCGTACTGCTTGGTGCCGAAGCCGAAGCAGGTGACCGCGCTCGAAGCGGTGCCGGTCTCAGCGGTGCAGCTGAGGCGGATGTAACGCTTCAGCTCAGACGCGTTGATGGTCTTGACTTCCTTGTAGGCAGCGTTGCCGATCGCCGTAAATGTGCCGCCAGTGACGGCGGTGTAATCGGTGCTCAGGCTGTCGCTTTCCTCAATGCGGAATGTCAGATCAGCGCCAGAGCCGGCAGCGGTGCCAGCCAGGATGATCTGCATCTCGCCATCGAAGTCACGAATATCGACGCCGGTTTGATCGCCGGTTGCCGTGATCGTGGTAGTGGCCAGAAGTGTGATGTGCTGGAGTTTATCCAGCGTGTACTGAGTCAGTGCCATTGGTTGTGCCCCTGCGGGCGCGAGGTTTGCGGGGCGCCTGCACGGCAGGCGGTGGGTCAGGATCCGGCGCCAGCTCCGCCTTCCCCATTCGGATCAGGATGCGGGCATCCATCTCCGATGGGTCGATCACATCACCCGGGCGGACAGGCTGCCCGGCGATGCTGGTCTGTCGCAGGATCCTGATTCTCATCAGAGGGTGTTGTTGCCTCGGCAGAACGCCTCGGGATACTTGACGGCGATGTCGCAGGATTGATGAACAACCACGCGAACATTGCCGGCCTTGTCTTCGGAGTAGGGATTCACTTGAAGATCAAGTGCGCCCCAAAGGCCGAGCATGACATTGGACCACACACCCAGGAACACGTCGCCGGTCTCGACCTGGTTGGATCGAACCACCGAGTAGCTGTTCACGGTGCCGCCAGGCTCAAGCACGAACTGAGCGGTGCCGGTTGCTTTCTCGGTGGTCTTGAACCCGCCGAAGATCGTCGCGTTCGTGACGTATCCGAACGTGCCGATGTCGGCATCGTCGGCGGCGATCTTCGTCTCCATCGAGACGAGTTCCGCGTAGGTCGGCTGAGCAGCTGCGAAATCCTCGGTATTGATGCCGGTGATGTTCTTCAGGCCCAACGGTTGGTTGCTGGTGCCGCTGCCGTAAAGCATGGCGCGGGCCTGTTCAAGGGCCATCACGGTGGCCAGCTCATTGCGCACCATCGACTCAACATCGATGGAGGATTGCAGCATGAGCAGGCGGCTGAACCGGGTCCAAGCAGACAGGGTCTTGGCGGTCATGTTGACCTGGCCCACCGTCGGATCCGACTCGGTGGCCTCGCCCTGCTCACCGACCCAGTAGGCCTGGGCGGCGCCCGTTTGCTTGGGCATTGCCACAGGGCCAGTGAGCCCAGACAGCACGGTTACGCCGAGACTGGTAAGCACGTTGCGCTTCCGCAGCAGCTCGATGAAGCTGCCGGGGCGCGCATCGGTGAAGATCAGATCGCCGGCGCTGGCGGCATTGCCAGCGGTCAGCGCCCGCGCGTTCATCACCTCGTTGGGGACCAGTAGGCCCTTGGGAGCCACGCCCATGCGTTGCGCGGTGGCATTGCTTACTTCCCGCTCAAAGCCGGCAGCCTCCCAGTACTGCCGCTCATTGGGGAACAATTGGGCGCGCATCGCGCGGAGGAAGCTGAATTCCCGCGCCTCCTTCTCGCTCAGGCCGATGTCGGCGGAGCCGCCGGAGATGGGC